TTCCAGTAGCAATCTTTGATCCTGTGATTGCAGCCGATCCAGAAATATCAGCATCAACAATGACTCCAGCAGCAATAGCTGTAAGTCCTGCATTATTAATAGAAATATCACCTGTAACTGCTACTGCTGTTGGTTCGTTAGAAGCATTACCAACAAGGATTTGAGCAGAAGTTAGATCAGCTAATTTGGTAAATGCAATTGCAGCATCAGCATGTATATCTACGTTTTGGATCGTGCCATTAGCAAGCATTGTTCCAGTGACAGTTCCAGTATCTCCACTTGTAATTACTGTTCCAGTTATGTTTGGCAGCGTAATAGTTTTGTCTGACGTTGTTGGTGAAACGACTGTTAATGTTGTTTCAAAATCATCATCAGTTCCTGATCCTTCAAAAACGAGACTTCCATTTACCCCAATTAAAACTTCGCCTGTAACTGTTCCACCAGCTTTTGATAATTTTTCTGACTCAACTTCTTGAAGTGCATCCTGCACGTTGGTCGAGCTGAGCTGACCGAAAGGTGTGAAAGTGATATTGCTTGCAACCTGTCCTGCTACTGTCTGCGATAAATCGATCTCATTCCAAGATGATCCAGCCGTATTTGTAACTCCAAGAATGTAATCAGGAGGAGCAAGAGAAACAACAGGAGCTGGAGCACTTGGCGTTCCAGATGTAGAAACTACAACGTAAAGACCGTCTGTAGTTGCAGAAGGTGTAGGTAAGTTAGATCCAACCGCTAAACCAGCAGCAATACCACTTGTGGTAGTACTAACCATTTTTGATGTTGTTGCATTAAAAGTTCCACCAAAGACCAAGGAGCCTTTCGTTAATGTGGTTATTGCTTGCCAAGCGTTTCCATCCCAGATAAAACAGTCTTCTGAAACAGTGTCAAAAAGTAACTGTCCATTGTACTGGGCTGTAGGATAAGCTCCAGTTTGTTGAACTGATTGGAATAAAGCTGTTGAACTGTTTGTTAATTTTGTTCCATCAATTGAATCAGTTCCAATCCTTGCAGCATCAATAGTTCCACTCGTTATTTTTGCCGCAGATAAAGAAGGAATCAAACTTTCTGTTAATCCTGCACCTGCTGTTACAACACCTTTTGCATTAACAGTCACAGACTGATAAATTCCTGCCCCTACTCCACTATTTGAAGTTGTTAAATTCCCTGATCCGTCAACAGTTAAACCACCTCCAGACGTAATTTGAACTCCACCTTTTGCTGATGTCGTAGCTGTAGGTATGTCTCCAGCAGCAAGAGTAGAGCTACCTGTGATTTGTCCTTGAGCGTTATATGTAACCTTGACTGCACCAGCAGTGTTAGCAGTAACACTATTAGTAATAGATAACGCACCAGCACCAGTAACACTTAAACCAGCCCCAACAGAAACACCTCCAACTGCGGAAGTCGTAGCTTTAGGTAAATCACTAGCAGCAAGAGCAACGGTTGAAGTTATTAATCCTTCAGCGTTATATGTAATTCCAGAACGTGTAGCAGCTCCACCTGAAACAGCATTATTAATTCCAAGATTGCCACTAGCTACATTTAATGAACGATCAAGATTAGAAGTGTTTAACTTTGCTGGTGTAATCGTGCCATCAGCAATTTTGGTAACAGTTACAGCATTTGCAGCGATCTTTGCTTCTATAACGGCATTACTAGCTAACGCTCCAGAATCAACAGCGTTATCAGCTAAAGCAGTTGCATCAACAGCGTTTGCTGCAAGCTTGGCACTTGTTACTGCATCATCAGCAATTTTTGCTGTTGTAACTGCATTATCAGCAATAGCACTAGAAGCTAACGTGCCAGAAAGTTTTGCAGCCGTTACAGCTCCATCTGCTATTTGGCTCGTCGTAACACTATTTGCTGCTAACTCACTACTTGTTATTGCACCTGCACCTATGTTTCCAGCAACAATTGTATTGCTCGCTATCTTTGCACTTGTTACAGCTCCACTAGCAATAGCAGCCGTATCGACAGCATTGTCAGCTAGTTCACTTACTCCTATAGCGTTAGCTGCAATTTGTGTTGCAGTTAATGAATTAGAAGTTATTTTTGCCCCTGCAATATCTCCATCAGCTATAGATAATTTTGCATACGCAATAGACCCAGAACCTATTTTTGCACTTGTAACAGCACCATCAAGAATTGCATCTGTATCGACAGCATCATCTGCTAGTTCTGACGCACCAATAGCATTTGCTGCTATTTGAGTCGCAGTAATAACATTATCTGCAATCTGTGTTGCTGTAATTGTGTTATTAACAAGGTTAGAACCAGTAATTGTCGTAGCAGCTATTTTCCCTCCAGTAATTGCTAAATTAGCAATCGCACCATTATCAACTGCATTGTCTGCTAATTCAGTAGCAGTAACGGAATTAGTAGCTAATTGAGTTGCTGTAATTCCACCTGATGCAATTTTAGCTCCAGGTATATCTCCGTTACTTAAATTTAATTTTGCATAAGTTACATTTCCATCAAGAATTTTAACAGTCGTTACTGAATTACTAGCAAGTTTATCTGACGTTACATTGAGATCAGTTATCTTTGCTGTTATAACTGCGTTTGTCGCAATAGCAGCACTATCAACTGCGTTATCTGCTAACTCACTAGCACCTACAGCATTGGCAGCAATAGCATCAGCCGTTACCGAATCAGTTGCAAGCTTATCTGCATTAACAGCATCATTTTGAATCGTGGCTGTTGCAACCGTGTTAGCAGCAAACGGACCAGCAACTTTTGCAGCAGGTATATCAGCATCATCAATTAACGCAACACCCGCAGCAACTAAATCTTTAACAGTTACTTTTTTTGTTTCTGAGGCAGAATCATCTACCAGTGCTAATTCATCTGCACTCGCAACTGCCGCTTCTGCAATCGCAGGCAGATTGCTAATTTCAAGATCTGGCATGACTCTTTATAAAACCAATGAACACATCTTAATCCTGTTCGAGCAATATAGGACTTCCACTCTCTTGAAGAATTTTATATTGATCTTCTTGTAGCAATGCTGAAGGTGCTGCTCCTGTTGCTAAAGTGATTGATCCATTAGTAATAAAGTCAATACGTGTATTGATTTCAGCGGAAGCTTCTACATTTATCGCAACATTAGTTACAACACAATTTGCTTCATACCAAACAGTATTTGCACTAACATTTGGATCTTTGTAAAGATAAAAACGTCCTGCAAAATCTGCTCCCTGCTCTAAACGAACAGCTAATTGTGCTAAATAAAAACAAAATTCTGGATCGGTTCTATTTGTTTTATCAGCCAAAGTAGTGGAATGTTCCCATAAACAATCAAGTGTTCCTTGACCACTTACTAATCCTGCTTCGTATTGCTGCTTAAACTGACTACCTAATGAAGTTAAATCTATTTGATCTCTACTAGTACTAATTTCAAAACTTTTAACTGTTGCTAAATGTCTAAATTTAGAGTTGGCTGTCTGAACTGTTATTGCTTTAGAAGAACTTGGAGTGACTAATGCTTTAGCAGAAGCAACTTCACCAGTAATAGACGCTCCAAAAGTATCGTATAAACGTATCCCTCCCATCTGATCAACATAAGCATAAGCAGTTACATCTGGATGAGAATGACCACTAACAAGTTCTAAAGTACTTCCGTCAACCGTTGCTATTTCAATTCTGTCTCCTGTAATAATGGATCGTCTTGCACCATCAATTGAGAATCTTTTCTTAGATGTATTGACATCAGAAGGATCTAATGTTGATTGCAAAAGAGAGTTCAGGTTTTCTCTTTTAAGTTCAACATCACCATTTTGACCAAAATAAATTGCCACAACTAACTAATTAATAAACCAGATCCACTAGTAGGAGCGCCATCAGCTTCCCAAGAAAAATCAACAGAAGAGACTTCTCCAACAGAACTACTTAAACCAATAGAAGTAATCCATGCTTGAAATTCAATAACCCTGTCTTGACTACCATCATCAAAGATACATTGAAGATTAACTTTGTTTGACTCATCATTTTGACCATCACCAGGCTTATCAAGATCGAAAGCACCACCAATTTTTATTGCACTTGTCAATACCTCACTTAATCCAGACTTTGTACCATCTTTTGCTGTGCCACCTGTAGTGTCATTGTAATAAAAAGCTCTTGCAGACCCTGAGTAACTTCTTAATCCATTATGTAAAATCCTATCTGTATCACCCATTGAGGTCGATTCAATAACAGCCATTGACATTGAAAAACTCCAATTCTGTAAACGTGCTACTTCTTTCCCTTTAACTTTTAGGATTCCATCTTTTCCGCTATAAAAATGTGCCACAACTCTAATTGAAAAATATTGATTTTATTCTATACGAATAATGCTTATGGAGCATCTAAGCAGGCAACAAAAGAACAACTGACGTTACTTATGCCTGGAAACACACTGGTTACAGTTGGTGCTGAAGAATATCTCCATTTAAGACTTCCATCTCCACTACCTTGACTTATATGAGAACGAAGATTACTTGAATACCCAGGTTCTTTCTCAACTGGGGTTAGTCCTTTTACCCCGTTAAGCATCCCATCATTAGAAAAAATAACCCATCTTGTTTTTTCGTCTGCTGTATTCCAGTTTTGAGTAACAATACGATAATGATCTAGTATCCATCCTGCTTCTTCGTCATTTAAATTTGCAAAAGACAAAGAAAGTTGTGCATCTGTTCTTTTGTTTCCATAGCGTAAATAAGTCTTGGTTCCGTCTAATGAAACAAAATCAGACATTGGAACTTCTCCAGGTTTATAACTTCTTCCTGAAGGAGTTAATTTTGGGAAAGGTTGTGCTCCTGTTGCCATTGTGTTTTAAGAATTAGTAGTGACGTAATCAAAACGTACTCCAGTATCCCACTCATCTAATATAGCTAATCTTCCGTTTTGTCCATGAGGATCATCGTTTCCATTTGCATCCATGCTTTTCAATGGTGTATGTGTTCCTGCTAGTTCAATTAAACCATCATCTCCAAAAGTAATACTTTCAACTTTATAACATTGATTAGTTTTATCTGTTGTCCGAATTGTAAATAACGAACCAGCAAAAGCGGCTAAAGCACTTGGACTATCAAAGTTAACATTTGCTTGAAATAAAACTTGACTTTCACTTGAGTTCCAATAATAAATATCATTTGATCCTGTAATTGTATCTCTACTTACAACTTTTCCTCCATCAAGAATTGCTCCATTTTTAAATCTATCTGTATGCTGAGTTGTTGAATATACTCTTATATAATCTCCTGGTTGTAATCCTTCGACATAGTGAGGAGCCGTTTTAAACGTAATTAAATGCGTTGTTTTTTCTTTAGCACTAATAACATATTTTCCAAAATCTTTAGCATGTTTTTCGCTGGTACAAAAACCGCTTAAATCAAAAGTTTCAACAGGATTATTATCACGTCCTTTCAATTTAACTACAACTGATTTTGTTTCTGTAAAACCATTTAATTTTTCTAGTCTATATAAAATATTTGCTTGGAATGTTTGCCTATCTTCTGGAGCAAAAAACGACACATTTAATTCATTAATATTTCCATCGGTAAATAATGCTTTAATTTTAACTGCTTGATTAGGATCAATTGTATATTCACCATCTTCATCTTTTGCCTTATAAGGAACAGAAGGCTTAAGACTAAATTTACCTCCAATAATTGTAAAATCTAATAAACAATAAGTAGCCTGTTCAAAAATAAATTCTCTTAAGTTAACTTTATTTGAAATCATACCGTCCCAAAAGAATTTATTTGCCTTACAAAATTTTGCTGCCTCTTTCATGTCTGCATCATTTACAGATCTTGTATTAATAATTTCTCCCGCACCTAACGTACTATCTGTTAACAACGCATAAGCAATATCTGGAAATAAATGTGTTGGGCCATCTGAATTTTCTATTAGACGATGAACTTTTATTCCTTTCTGAAGATAAGCAGAAAACTGACTAAAGTTTGTCCATTCTTTTGAGCTATCTATTTGTAATGCTGCATAAGCTAAATCGTTATAAGTAGAACTTGTGTCTTTTACTATTTCATTACAGTAAACAAGCTCATGCTCTGGGCCGTCTAAATGACTTGATTGATCTCCATTAAAAATCCAATAATCAGCAGCAGCATCATAAGGATTTAGTTCGATGCCTTCGACAAATTCACGGTCAAAATTTTCAATATTTACAGTAAGTTGTATATCATTAATGGCGTATTCATCACTCCCTGGATCGTTTTCACTAGGGTCGAGAGGAACACCAGGAATAGTTAACTTTTGTCCATTTGTAAAATTATTTCCTGAATTTGCTATATAAGACCACTTTGCATAACTTTTGTTTCCTTGATGCCAAATATTTAAAATTATTTTTGCTTGTGTATTATTTCCATCTTCATCTTTTAGCGTAACTTCTTTATTTTTCCATTGAGTACCTCCTTCATCTGTAAATTGTGCAGCTTCTACATTAATAATTTCTTGCCGCCGAACATAAAATAAATTTGGATTTCCTCCTGGGTGTCCGTAACCTGGATCGTTAGAATCTTGCCCTGAACCAGAAATACTAGGATCAATGATTGGATAATATTTACCACCTTTCCCAGTGGCTTTATTGGTGTAATGAAATTCAACTCCAGTTACAGTTGTTCCCCCACCAAATACAGATGAATCAGGCTGTTCGTTATACGCACCAACAACAACATTTCCCCATGCAGGGCCATCTTTTTGTTCTACATTTTCTATAACATGATCGGGATTTATATACAAATTAAATACAAGCCCTGACCTTAAAATCAAAGTATGATTCTCTCCTGAAATATAACTAACAGTGCTATACGATCCTGAGTTCCCTTCTCTATAAACACTTGTTGATTGAGGGCCATAAAATCTTGTCCATTGTGTTTGACTTTCTCCTACCCATTGCAATTCATTCGCATCATCACTACTACTGTACTGATCAGGGGTAATGCTTTTTATATAACCTACTGACGAAATTCTTGATGTAGAACCAGTGTATGCAGGATCATCTCTATCAGTTACATCTGAATTACCTAAATTCCATTCTGTATTACTTAAATCTTCTCTAGTTAAAAGCAACTCTAAATTGCCCGCAAAATGTATAACAATGTTTTTATCTATTTCATCTTTAAAACTTTTTAATTTTGTATCGTCAATAGCATTATTACAATTTAAAAGACTAACTTTAATACTTGTATCACTTTCAATTGTTTTTATAACATCTGCTCCAGGCCACGGTAAAAATCTATACTCATACTGTTCTTTGGGGTGTTCTATTCTTATGTAATTATATTGAAATTCAGGACTGCTACCTCTTACACAAAACAACCCACTATGCCCTGAGACTGAATCATTGTTAGGTACTATATATTGCCAATCAGGAACAGGATTTAAACCTGCTTTTCTTATTTGAAGTTTGAAAAAACTATATCTTTTAATATACTTATTGACATTACCTAATTGTAAACTTGATTTTCCACGGTAAATATCATCTAAGGCTTGTTCTGTTGGTTTACTATTAACATTAGCAAAATTAATCTGCTTAAATACTTTAGATTTAAGTCCTATTTCTGTAATGTCACAATTCCTATTATCAGAAACCGTTCCAATAGCAGCCTTTTGAAGCGTATATGTTGTTGTTGGGTTGTTTAAATCATTTTGATATTGTTCATAAAAGAACTTATCATCTCTTCCAAAAAGTTCAAAATATTGACCAGTATTATTATACCAATCTGGATTGTTAATATGGTCTCCTAAGTGATTATTTGGAGTGCATTGTATTCTGCCTTTTTCAAGAACAGTAAATTCATAAGATCTATCACTTGTACCATTTTCCCAAGGTATTTCAGAAGCAGAAGTACATCTAACTAAAGCTGTTCCAAGCATATATTGTTCGCCAAAAGAAATATCATCATCAGCTTTTTCTCTCATTGTTTGGCTTATTGCATTAACATCTTCTACTCCATGTTGCATATAGCCTGGATCATCTCCTCTTTTTTCTTTCCAATCAAGCTGATAAGCTCTTCCTCCTTTCGGGTTATTTGGTCCACCTATTACTTGGTAAAAGATTTTTGCATCTTTAGGTATGTCTGTATTCCCTAGTCTGACTTGGGTTTCATTAGCAGAGCCAATATTTTCAACTTTTATAAACCCTGCTCTTGCAGGCCATTTACCTAAGTTTTTTCTTCTTTTAGCAAGTGTATCTCTTGCGGGTGGTACTGTGTCATCATCTAAGCTAGGTGATATACGAAGTAGCTCATAAGGCAACCTAAAATAAGTAGCATTAGGGATAGGATTGCTTACACCAAATATTGCTTGTGTTGTAGGATTTCGTGTTCCTGAAAACCATTCTTTATTGTCAATTTTAAATTTTTCTTTGTTAATTAAAGTTACATCACCTTTTTTGATAAACGGAATATTATTATTAACTAATTTTATTTTTTGTTCATTATAATTATGTAGTAATAAATCACCGATAGCATAACCTTCAAAAGCTGGAACTTCATATAATTCACCTAAAGAAAACATTCCTAATATTTTTAACTGCTGATAACGACCCAAACTAATTATTTGTGACCATAAAAGTTGAGCATTAACCCTAACGCCTCCATAATGCTTGCCTCCTATCGTTTCATAATTAGTAAAAACAAGAGGGATAATATCTCCTAAATTTGCTAAATCTTGAACACTATTAAAACCAAACTGAGGAGCAAACCTTCTCGTACCAGCAATATCAGCAGTTCTTCTGTTTGAGCCTTGTCTTGTATCTGGTTTAGGTGTTAACAGGTATGCAATAACACTTAAAGCAATACCGACAACTATTTGACCGAAAAGAGTTAACCCAAGAGAAGCAGTTCCTTGAACAAACAAGACTTGAGGCATATTTACAATCTCTGGAATATGCTCGTAGCCTTTTGGTCTTTCTTTTGATTTAGCTGCTACCTGCTCAACAAATTGCCAGTACTCTTCTTCTGTTATTCCAAGGAGGTTACACAGATCTGCTTCCGTTGGAAGTAACACCCTTCTACCAAAAGGTTGTTTAGCGGCGACCAAATCACCACCTGGCCTCCGAATGTTTTTCGGTAACTCAGCCATCCTTCCTCGTAATAAGCAGCCATGCCATAACCATCATCTGATTTACATAGACCAATTGTTCCTAGTTTAGGGGGTG